AGAGTCTCTTAGTGAAGGGTTAAACGATCCACCTCCTGTTCTTGTTTTACGCAGAACAGGTGTTAGAGATTTTCCAACTGGAGAAAGAGTAGCTCTTTATTATAACAGCAAGTTGAAGTTGACATTCAGCGTTCCTTATGGTAGTAAAAAAGGTGTTGTTTCTGTTGGTGAAGAACATAGACTTTTCGAAAGCAGAATATTACCACAATTAGAAACGATTGTCAAGAATAATGAGATACGTGATGTGACGTTTAAGAATGGATCCAAAACAAGAGTTAATGTGACGTCAGCAAAAAATCTATTAGATCTTTATGGTCAAATGAATGATGGGAATAAGCGCAAGTTATCAAAACTTATTTCCACCAATCCAGAAAGTTTAGCAAAAGCATCAGCATTCGCATTTAAGAATCTACAATGAGCAAAACATTTAAACAGTTCGTTAGTGAATCCAGAAGATCTGGTAATGTGATGAAGTTGGGTAGAACTAAAGTTGTGAAGGTAAGAATTCGCGGCGGAAAAGTTCAGAGAAGAAAAAAAGTTTCTGCGGTGAAAGGATTTACATTGCGCGGTGGCAAATTAGTTAGAATGTCACCAGCTGAGAAAATTCGCAGAAGAATGGGCGCACGAAAAGCAAAAGTAAAAAGAAGAGCAAAGTTAGCCAGGTCTTTAATTAAAAGAAGGCGATCTTTAATGAAACGGAAATCAATGGGACTCTAAAATGAAACTAATCATCGAAACAGTCGAAGAAGTCAAATATCTCGTTGAAGAGAACAATGGGCAGAAAAGCCATTTCATTGAAGGCGTCTTCATGCAATCAGAACAGAAAAACAGAAATGGTAGGGTTTATCCAAAGCCCATCATGGAGCGCGAAGTAAAAAGATACGAGAAAGAATACATTAACGAAAAGAGAGCATTTGGTGAATTAGGTCATCCCGATTCACCCTCTATTAATCTCGATCGCGTTTCACATATGATCGTTTCACTTAGAGAAGATGGTAATAACTACATTGGGAAAGCCAAAATTCTTGGTACACCTTATGGTAATATTGTTAAGAATTTAATCGATGAAGGTGCAAAATTAGGTGTATCTTCTCGAGGAATGGGATCACTGAAACCATCAAATGGTTATCAGTTGGTTCAAGACGACTTTTATCTTGCCACAGCGGCAGATATAGTTGCTGACCCCTCAGCGCCTGATGCGTTTGTTCGTGGTATTATGGAAAATAAAGAATGGGTTTTTATGAATGGTGTTCTCCAGGAAATGGAGATTGAACAAATGCAAAAGCAAATTAAAAGGGCAAAGCAAAAGCAATTGGAAGAAGTTAAATTGCGTCAATTCGCCAACTTCATTTCCAAATTGTAATTTATATAAATAAAACTATAAGGACAGGAGTTTAACCTCATGGCAATTAAAACATTAGCAGAAGCTGCCGCTGAAATTCTGAGTGGATCGAAGTCAAGCGCACCAGCTGAAGGAACCAAAAAACTAGAAGGCGAAGTCGTTGACCTCGGCGGCGCTACTCATTCACAGCCCGATGGTGGCGATGTTGGTAAGAAAGCATCAGCGAATGCCACCAAGGTTCCACCACTTCCAGCAGGAAAGCCAGTTGCTCCCGAAGCATCAAAGGGCACTGTAAAGGAAGAAGAAGAATCTGATGAAGATCTTCTCTTCACCGAAGAAGAGCTCGATGAATATCTTAATTCTCTTTCAGAAGAAGAACTCGCTGAACTTGAAGCTGAGCTTTCTGAAGAAGTCGAAGAAGAAGCCGAACTAACCGAAGAAGAAATTGCTGAGGCAAGAGAAGCTAAAATCGAAATGATTCGCACAGCAATGAAAGATCTTGGAATCGAAGAAGATATGACTGCGCTTTTCGGCGAAGAAAATCTTTCTGAAGATTTCAAAGCAAAAGCAGCTACGATTTTTGAAACAGCTGTTATTTCTAGAGCAATCACTGTTGTTGAGCAGCTCGAGAAAGAAATTCTTGAAGCAGCTGAACAATCCATCGAAGAAATCAAGAAAGATCTCGAAGAAAACATTGACAGCTATCTTGGATACGCAATCAATGAATGGAAAGAAGAGCACAAAGTTGCAATTCAATCTGGTCTTCGTTCAGAAATCGTTGAAGACTTTATCAATGGTCTTCGTAATCTATTCGCAGAAAACTACATCGACATTCCCGAAGAGAAGGTTAGCGTCGTTGAAGAACTTACTGCTAAAGTTGATGAACTTCAAGAAGAACTTCAAACTGTACTCAATAGAAACATTGAGATGTGGAAGCAGATTCAAGAAGGCGAAAAGAAAGAAATTCTCCTTTCAGTTTGTGAAGGTCTGACGACCACTCAAATTGAGAAGATGAAAACACTCGCAGAGGGTGTAGAGTTCACCGCAGATGGTGAGTATAGGGAAAAGCTCGAAGTAATCAAAGAGAGCTATTTCTCAAAGAAAGTTGAGAAAGATCAAGTTTCCTTGATCGAAACATTACATGAAGACGTTCCCCAGGAAGATCCTGTAGTAACTTCTGCAGTAATGAATGATTATGTTAATGCAATTTCAAGAACTTTAATTAAATAAAGAGGCACACTATTATGTTTTTAACCGAAACATTACAAAAGAAGTGGTCGCCAGTTCTTGACCATCCCGAACTCCCAAAGATTTCTGACCCCCATCGTCGGGCAGTGACTGCGGCAATTCTGGAGAATCAAGAAAGAGCGTTCCGCGAAGAAGCTGGTATTCTTACCGAAGCAACCCCAACAAACGTTGTTGGCACCGCAGGTGGATTCACTGGAGCAGCTACTGCAGGTGGTCCTGGGGCAGGTTATGATCCTATTCTGATCAGCCTGATCCGTCGTTCACTGCCAAATCTTATGGCATATGACATTTGTGGTGTCCAGCCAATGAATGGTCCAACTGGTCTGATTTTCGCAATGAGATCAGCATACAACGGTGCAAACCTTGCTGCTTCTGGTGTAACAGAAGCGTTCTACAACGAAGCTAATACAGCGTTTGCAGGAACTGGTGCGCATCTTGGACTTTCTGGATCAACTGTTAACCCAGCAAATAGTACGACTTTCCTGTTAGCTAATACTGGAACTGGTCTTTCTACCGCCACTGGCGAAGGAAACATCAGTGCAGAAATGGGATTCTCAATCGAGAAAGTAACTGTTACTGCTAAGACCCGTCAGCTGAAAGCATCCTACTCAATCGAACTTGCTCAAGATCTCAAGGCAGTTCATGGTCTGGACGCAGAGACTGAACTCAGCAATATTCTGTCAACAGAAATTCTTGCTGAAATCAACAGAGAAGTTGTACGTTCAGTATATTCAATTGCTAAGGTCGGCGGTCCTGCTGATGTTGGTACCATGAACCTCGCAACTGGTAGCTCAGACGTCGATGGTAGATGGCAAGTTGAGAAGTACAAGAACCTGATTTTCGCTATCGAGCGCGATCTGAACAAGATTGCGAGAGAAACTCGTAGAGGAAAGGGCAACATGATTATCTGCTCAAGCGATATCGCTTCTGCGCTTGCGATGTCAGGTCTGCTTGATTACAACTCAGGTCTCACTGGTCAAACAAATCTTGATGTAGATCCAACTGGCAACACCTTCGTTGGTACGCTGTTTGGTCGAGTCAAGGTTTACATTGACCCCTATTCAATTGCTACTCAGAACTATGTTGTTTCTGGATACAAAGGTTCAGCAGTATATGACGCAGGTCTTTTCTACTGCCCCTATGTTCCTCTGCAAATGGTTCGTGCAATTGATCCTGATAGCTTCCAGCCAAGAATCGGCTTCAAGACTCGCTACGGCATGGTCATGAATCCTTTCTCGAAAGGGACTACCATATTCGATGGTTCGCTTGCTGATAACAGCAACGTGTATTATCGTAAGTTTATTGTTACTAATCTTCAGTAACATGGTGACGATCGCATAATAACAACAATAAAGCGATCAAAAGACAGGGGAGCTTCGGCTCCCCTTCTTTTTATATAAATACTCAATAATGCGAGGGAAATATGAAACAACCCTATCAGCCAGAAAATTTAAGTTTAGCAATTAGCAATAAGTTCAGGTTATCTTTCTCAAGAATTCCTGAAGTCACTTATTTCTGTCAAACTATAAACATCCCTGGCGTTTCTATGAGCCCAACGCAAATGTCTACGCCATTTTCAGATCTTCCTATTCCTGGTGATAAGATAAT